ACAAGACACACGTCATCCACCTGGTAAATGTCTGTCACATGTGTGATTCCGTCAACATGACGAGCATAAGCAGTGGAATTTAAGTCACGACGGTCCTTGTAATACAGGTCATGATTGCCATCGAACATGAAGAACTGGTCAAACGCTTTCCCCAGCTTTTCAAGGATGTTAATCGAAGTATTGAGGGTCGCAACATTAATCGAATTGCGGTGGTGATTGAAGTCACCACAGAAGATTCCAGTCTCGCAGTTGTTTTCTTTAGCTGTATGGATATACCAGTCGATGAATTCTTCGCAATCCTGATTGTGCTGTTGGGAGTTGTTTTTATTTCCCAAGTGTAAATCAGTAAATACGGCTGCTTTTTTAAACATAGCTCACTCTTCTAGAATTGTACAGACATTATACATAGAAATTGAGCGGAGATCAACTATATTGGTCCCCGCTCCTGGTGATTCAGTCGCTTTCAGAGCTACGTTTTACATCCATGCTCCATTCTGAGTTAATCATTCGGGTATTGCTGGGGTCAAGACCCCTCATTTCGAGTATGTCATCACGGATCTCTTGTTGTTTCTTCTCCATATTGATGACTTTGACAAAAGAATGGTTCACAATCTGGCTGTAATACGAGAATGGATTATTGGACTTTGATTCATCGAACTGTAGTCCAGTATGCGATAGTTGAATCACAGCCTGACTCATCATCTCATCCAGATAACTATATGATCTGACGTTGCCGCGAGTTGAATACCGTTCTATTAGCTTTAACCACATCGTAGCCAGCTTGTCAGTTGCTTTGCCGCTAATGGTACTGAATTCACCATCAAAGACGTCACCAGTCCAGTGACTCTTCCCAACACAGATGAGTTCGTCACCGTCGTATTTCCAATGCTGGAACGGTGGAAAATTAACTTTGGCTTTGCGATCTGAAATGGTCTTCTTGTTTTTCTTGCGTTCTAGGTCATCTGGAATGTGATTCCACGTCATCACACGAAAGACAAGGCTCTGAGTGTCGATTGATTGTGGATCAACAGCCACATCTGCCTGTTTGACGCTTGGATCTTCTTCTTTGGCTTCAGCTAGTGCTTGGTCAGTTAGCTTCTTGGCACGGTTATGCTTGGCATCCTCAATGGATTCACTAATCTCTTCAAAACTGTGGACAATGATATCGTAATCTTTGTACAGCGGATCAGTAAAACGGCTGTGATTGCACTTGGACTTGTGGATTTCTGCCAGGATATCACGGTTATTGAGGTAATTCTTGCGCTTTCTAGCCATTTGTTATCCTTTTTATTGGTTATTTATCGAGTATAGCAAATGGTTATCCGTTTGTCAACCGTTTATGAAGAATAAACTACGTAGTTTATTCCCGGCGGTAAATACGATGAAGGGGAGAAGATATGGGTATATTCAACGCATTCAATAAGATCAATAACGAGATCAGCGAAACATACAGTGAAGCTCGTGGATATCTACAAGAAGTAAATACGTTCTCGGCAAACGTAAATCGAACCATCGGGCAAGCTGAAGACCTCCTGACAGGAAATACAATACTGAACCGCCTACCAGGCGACGTTGGTGAAACTGTCAGAAACGTGCAGAGCACTGTTTCCAGAGTGAGTGGATTCCTGAACCTCGGCGGAGCAACGTCAGGTGACGTTGGGAGCTCTATTCGAATGACTCAGAATGCAAGTCAGGGTATTCAATTTGGTGCCAATCCGATCCAGAGATCAGTGACGCAAGCCAGGGTACTACAGCAATCTGGACAGGATGTGGTTCCTGACTGGCGAGTTAGCATTTCAGTTCCGCCTTCTATTATGATGGGCGATGTCCTCGCTCCACTAAACGCTGATGGCGCATACGCCCGAATGATTTTCCCGTTCAACCCCTCTATTATGATTGGTCATGCAGCTAACTACTCACAAATTCATCCAACTCACACCAATTATCCATACCAGGCGTATGAAAACAGCCAAGTCAACGAATACACCATCATTGGTGAGTTTGTCAATGAAACTCAGGCTGATGCAAGGTACTGGGTGGCATGCCTGCATTTCCTCAGAACAGTGACAAAGATGTTTTATGGAAATGATTCCAACTTTACTGGGAGTCCTCCCCCAGTCTGTCGTCTGAATGGCTATGGACCACATGTATTGAACAATGTTCCGGTTGTGATCACTAATTTCTCAATGGATATGCCAAATGACGTTGACTATATCGAATGTGTAGTTGATGGGAAACCTAACTTTGTCCCAACTCAAGTATCTATCACCGTTGGATGCGTGCCAAACTATGCCCGCAGAACGCAGGCACGCTTCAGCCTACAGGATTTTGCTTCTGGCAAGTACGCCGGCGGTGCGGAGGGTTTTGTGTAAATGATGAATCGAAATTTTGGTCCTTATGGAGAAACTCCAATTGCCAAATCGGGATATCTAGATATTCTGAAACCAAGGACAGTTCCATCTACTGATTCAGATGTGCAGTTTGAAATAACCCCACCATATCAGAACCGTCCTGATCTTCTGGCACATGACCTGTATGGAAGTAGACAGTTGTGGTGGGTTTTTGCACAACGGAATCCCGACGTGTTGATTGATCCGGTATATGATTTCACTGCCGGAACCACTATATTCCTCCCCCGGGGTGATCTACTACGGTCAGAATTGGGAGTATAAATGGCTAAACTATATTCTGAAGTGAGTGGTCAAACAGCTCCCAGGCGTCTCGAGCCAATGGAGCCCCTGTCGGGCCCGGTTAATTATCGTAGGCTGCGGAACCAGTCGCATCCAACAAATTTCATGAACGAGGCTGATACTGGAGCCCCCAAGAAGACAAATCTGTACGATCAGATTGAAACTGTGTCAAAATCTGGACAAGGTGGGGAATCACGTAACTTCCTAAATGATGTTGACACGGGTGGCGTCGAACAACCAAGAAACTTTCTGGACGAAGTGGTTACTGATGAAACTCCATCGTTAGCTGATGCAGCCAGATCAAAGTTGACGCTGGTTAGACACAGCCTTGAAACCTACATTGGTGAAGTTGAAGATTCACTGATGCGTCGGATTGATGAAGATTACTCAATAATCCCCAATACGACCGAGTGGAGTTCAAACAAAGACGCTTATGAAAGTCGACTTCCGAACCCCTTGCGTGAGCATAATGGTTACAATTATGTTGTGACCCTCGGGGTCCTTAACACTGAAGAGTTGGCGAATCCTGAGATTTACCGAAGTCGGGGGACATTCAACACAGTCATAGCAAAGACTTCAGGCGGTGCCCTTGATTCTCGATACCAAGTATTTGGTGAAGTGTACGACGAGAATCGACGTGGCACACGGGGATCACATGCGGAATATTACATTGAAGACCTTGAGGTCGAAGCAGTAATTGCTCCGAATCCAAATACTGGTGTGGCTCTGGGAACCAGTATTCAGTTTAATGTCACTGAACCCTATTCCATGGGCAACTTCTCACAGGCTGTGATTGGAGCCGCCGCAGTTAATGGATATTCTTCCTACTCACGTGCTCCATATTGCCTAAAAATTGAATTTGTTGGATGGGACGAGAGCGGAAATCTCCCGGGGTATCAACTGTCACCTCCAGTGTACATTCCAATCTTGATTGTCAACATGGAGTTTTCAGTTACCGGTGAAGGCAGCCAATATGAAGTTACAGCAGTTGCCCACTCTGAAATGAGTCTCAGTGATGACATCAATAAGATCCATACCCCAATCAACGCATCGGGTTCGCTGGTCCACGAAGTATTAACCACTGGTGACAAGGCACTGACACAGACACTGAATCAACGCATTCAAGAGTTTGAAAACGCCGAAGTCATCTTACCAAGTGATCGATATGTGATCTGCTTCCCCAAGGATCTCGAAGACATCACCAATGTTGTTTCAAATGTTGTAAGTTTTGATCCAGATGTATCCCCAATGGCAGTTGGATCAAATGGGAGCGTCTATGAGTCACTGTTGAATTATGCCAGTGATCAATCGAGAATGAATCGAATTGGCAAGAGTGAGTTGGTGAATGAGCATGGTGAAGGTTCAGACCAAGACGTAGCCAGTCATGTGGAGAGTTATCTTGACGAAACTGGAACAATAAACCGGAATACATTCGCCACTGCTCCCAGTGAGAAGAAACGCAACTATCAGGGTCACCAAAATGACACCATTACTGGAATTATAGAGATGGTAGTCAATAGTTGTGAATATGCCAAAGAGAACGCCACTGAACGCCGTGAAGACGGGCTCAGTGAATGGTATAGAATCTACACATACACATTTGTGGAAACTAACCCATTATCTGAAATTCAACGTGGTCGACCACCGATGATTTTTGTGTATGCCGTCGTTCCATACTATGCTGATTCAGCAAAGAACCTTTCGCCCGGTGATAAGCCCAAGAATACAAAAGGATTGCAGGAATTAGCCCTAAAATCTTATAATTACATTTATACCGGAAAGAATGAAGACGTAATTGGGTTTGATATCAATTTCAAATATGCATTTATCCAGACTGGATTGAGTAATTTCGCACAGAATACTGGTTCAGTTGCCCCCGGTCTTGGAAACCTTAAGACTGGCAGCAGTGCTGAAACTTCCGGTTCAACTGTTCCTGAGCCACGGCCCACTGTTCCTTCTGAAGTGACAGCGGCATATGAAGAAAATCCTGAATACGCTGGGATCACGACCAACTCCAGAAGTTCAGATATTCGTGAAGCAATCGCAACACAATTCCACAACAACATCATAAATAGAGTTGCTGATCTAGTCAATGCCGAAATGGAAATATGGGGTGATCCGTTTTTCCTCCCTGAACAAGGAGGAAATTGGATCGGTCGTGACGGCGGAACTTTCAGTGGCGCTAACCGAAACGGCAGAATGGATTACACCCAAGGTGAAGTTTTCGTCAATGTCAAGTTCCAGACACCCCTTGACTATCCAGTTTACGGAGACACTGTTGAATTCATCCAGGATGTCCCTCAGTTTAGTGGATTGTTTAGCGTGTGGGCAGTCACTAACACTTTTTCGGGTGGCGAGTTCAAACAAGTATTGAAGATGATCAGAAGAACAGGACAGACTGATCCAGAAACTGATGGTCCGGGTACACTGATAACTGAATCAGCCAAGAATATTGCCGATATAAAGCAGATACAACAAGTGATCGCCGGCATTGATTTTGGATTCCTCGGGGATGGCATAAATTCAAACATCAAAGAACTACTGGGTGATATAGTGGGAACTCCTGATGTTGAGCAACAAGGACAGCCCGGAATCGTTCCAGATGAAATTGTCAGACGCCCCCCGGCAATCACTGTAAATGGCACAACTTATGATCCAAATCCTGATGTGTTCTTGAGTCCCCCAACAACAAGAGGTAACGATTAATGGATTACCAGATTACTAATAAAGATAGGGCCCTACTACAGTTGATCTCGAAAGGTGAAGCAACTCAGGGAGCCGATCCATATATTTCAGTTTACCCAGGTTCTACAGAGCCTTCCCTAGTTCAAATGACACTTGCTGAGGTTCAAGAGTATCAGAGAAGGAGAGTGAATTCTGGTTTTAGATCATCAGCAGTTGGAAAATACCAGTTTATACGTGCAACACTCAAAGAATGCATCGGTTATTTAGGTGCAGACCCAGTTCGGGTGAAGTTCACACCTGATATTCAAGATGCACTGATTATCGAACGTCTGAAGAAATTTAGAAATTACGAAACATGGCTGGCCAGCTCACCAGACGATGAAGAAGCCACAGCACAGTTCATGATCAGTCTGGCTAGGGAGTTCGCATCAATTCCGGTCCCATATTCCATGGTAGTAAACGGCAGACAACTAAGCAGGGGACAGAGCTACTATGCCGGTGATGGTCTGAATAAAGCTCATCATGATCCAGGTGCATTTTTCCTTAATCTCACCAAGATTAAAAAGATGGAAGGTGAGACGGTCGCGCTTGTTGACACGTCACCGTCGTCAGAAGTAAATGGCGCACCGCCTCCAGTTGGCAGACAGACACAATCAAGAGCGGTCGCCACTGCGTCTGGAGTTGGAGTTGGGGCCCGTATTGGCAGAGACCCGGGTGACCCTGATGGTCTGGTCGTGAGGAACCTTCCTGATCCAAATCCAATGAGTATTTTTGCATATAGAATGACTGATCCTCTAGACAACAGGTATGACTTCAGAACTGGCGAAAAGGTAAATAATCTACTTAAAAACGGATTAAACTCAAAAGCATCTGTGCCAGAATATACACGCAACAACAGCCCAGCTGGAACACCAATCGTGAACGCCGGCGCGGTGTCTCCACTTGCTGATCCGAACCGTACATACACTGCTGATGATATAGACAATGGTCTAGGTGACAGTCTATTCACCAACTGGGAGAACGTCATCAGTGAAGTGACAAATCGTGATCCGGACACTCAACTGGCAGAGCAGCGACCAGATCGGACAGAACCAACAGTGTTGTCCCAGCAGACGGTTCAACAAACAAATAAAACATTCCCAAGAGCTTAGGATAAAACATGGCAGTTGGTGATTACAAGAGATCTCCTAACAAATTCAAAAACGTGACTTCTGGTGGACCATATGAAGCAGTTGTGGTGAGTCACCTGGATCGCAAATACTCAGGAAGTCTAGAAGTTGAGATATTGAGATACACTGGGGCAGGAAGTTCACCTGAACGAAGCGGACAGCTTCTGACAGTGAGATACCTTTCACCTTTTTACGGGGTGACGCCCAGCCGCGGCATAATTCCAGAAGATGGTTATCAGAATACACAGAAGTCGTATGGAATGTGGATGGTTCCTCCTGATGTTGGAACCAGAGTCCTTGTGATCTTCGCTGAAGGAAATCCAAACTTCGGATATTGGATTGGCTGCATCCAAGACGATTACATGAACTTTATGGTTCCTGACGGGAGGGCTAGTACATCAAATACCACTGGTGACACTCCGGATAACCTTTCTGGAGTTAAATTGCCAGTTGGCGAGTATAATAAAGCCATTGAAACTGGTGAGAAGGTAGACCCAACTCTATTCAGTAAACCATACAATAAGGATTTTACTAATATTCTTGAAGTTCAGGGATTGCTTCTCGACGAGATTAGGGGAACCACCACATCAAGTGCCCGTCGTGAGATCCCAAGTTCAGTATTTGGAATAAGCACTCCGGGACCAGTAGACAAACGTAGAAATGCACCTAAATATGCTGCTGGAGCCCGAGGACAAAAAGCAAACATCTTTTCAAGTCGTTTGGGTGGATCAAGTTTCGTCATGGATGATGGTGACGACAAATATGTCAGAGCCACACATGCCGAAGACGGACCCCCATTCTACATCAATAAGGAAGTTGGTGAAGATGGTGGTGATGAAACCATCCCACAAAATGAACTGATCCGTCTCAGAACAAGAACAGGGCACCAGATTCTCCTTCACAACTCCGAAGATCTCATTTATATTGGAAACAGTCGAGGCACTGCATGGATTGAACTAACGTCTGATGGTAAGATTGACATTCATGCCCAGGATAGCATCAGCGTCATGTCTGATGTTGATATCAACTTCACAGCGGAGCGTGATTTCAATATTGATGCCGGAAGAAACATAAATCTGAAGGCATCTGCCAGATGGTCCGATGGAGAACCATTCTATGGACAGCGTGAGAGTGGCAGAATCCAACTTGAGAGCGCATATGACACCAACCACCATGTTGGTAAGAACTACACTCTCACAGTTCTCAGCTCAAGCAACACCCACGTTGGTCATGATAAGTTTGTGACCACAGTTGGTGATTACAACCTCCACTCGCAATCTAATATCTATCAGAGATCAGAAGATACAACCCATCACAGTTCAGGAAGTAACTTTTATCGGTTCAGTCAGGCTGAAATTCACGACAAGGCGGCTAGTGATATATTCATCAACTCTGGAGGAAAGGTTGATGTAGTTGTGTCGGATGCACTAACAGCGTCTGTTGGATCAAACATAAGCATGGATTCCGGCGGAGATGTCTCCATCATTTCATCTGGACTAACTAAGAATCGGGCAGGTGGTGGAATTGAGCAGTTCTCTGGAGCGCATTGGGGAGTTCAGACTTCTGGTGAATCAAACATCAAAGTCGGAGCTGATTTGAAGATTACTGCTTCCGGAACATCAAACCTTAAAGCGACCGAGATCTTCAATGATTCAGATGGAAACATCAATCTGGCTGCCGGCGGGATGATTGCCGGCGACGGTTCGGGAGTTGCATTTCAGAGTGGACAGTCAGCGGGCGGCTCAGAAGCCGGCGACGTGACTCCAGCATCCTTTAAACCCGCTAGTATTGCAACCGAGTCAGATAGGCCATCTGATGCGGCAAAAGCAAAGCCCCTCCCGACTATTACTCTGCCATATGTTTTGCCCGGGGCAGCCAAATCAATTCCGTATGATAGCATCCTGACTCGATCTCCGCAGCATGAGCCCTGGCCTCATCACGAGAACATGAATCCCCTAGCATTCAAGAGGAATGAGACTGACCGGGAGAATCCTGGAATGTTGCCATTGGCTGATCGCATAGTAACTCCGGATACTTTCCAGAAGAGCCTGGATCAGTTCACCAGCAGTCGAATTGTCCTGCGTAGCAACAGCAACGAATACTTCACTGGTACGACTGGCGATGGAATGATCGGGATTCAAGATGACACTAGCTATCAGTTTGATCCAACGGGTGATGAAGGTGCCCTTGTTGAAGTACAAACTTCAACTGGACTAAAAACCCAGGTGGCTGAGATCTTCAAAGAGAACTTCCAGGGGTTCATTGATGATCTTGAGGCAACTGGATACGAAATCAAACGACTCGGGGGATACGCCAAGAGGAAGACCGTTGGAAATAGCGGTTCATGGAGCCTACATGCCAGCGGTGCAGCAATTGACATCAATTGGCCTAATCCGATTGTTGGTGGATATCCGAATGGCTACTTCTCTCCGAGACCACTTGAAGCTCCCATGACTGACATGCCGCCAAATACTGCTGAATTGGCGAAGAAGAATGGCCTTGGTTGGGGTGGGGCATGGAACTCAATTGATGATGCCATGCACTTCAGCGCACATAAGGCAGAAGGTGGAGCTTACGAATTCCCCCGAAATGGAATGATCCCCAAAGGTCCGTCAAATGAACCAACATTCCCAGTTAGGGAAGATGAGCAACAAGACGAAGAACCGTCAAATGTCAATCCTGACAACAAGCCACCCGGTCCTCAGGAATCGGAACGCAGTGACGCCAATCAGGACCCTGAAGGAGAATAACAATGGCAACTATTAGACAAGGACTTATAAACAGGGTATCTACCACACCATCGAGAAAGGAACAGAGTCCGTCTAGGGCATATCGTGGATTCTCCACGGTAAGTCCTGATGTCGAAGGATATCGACTGTATGACTTCGACTTGATCAAACAGGACATAATCAATCACTTCCATATTAGACAGGGTGAAAAACTATCAGATCCCACTTTTGGAACGATCATCTGGGACATGTTGTGGGAACCCTTCACTCCTGAAGTTCAACAACTGATAGTGGATAACGTGACATCCATCATCAATAATGATCCACGGGTTTCTGCTAGTGACATCACAGTTGACACATATGAACATGGCATCCAGATTGAATGCACCCTGACATTCCTAAAGTATAACATTTCAGATACCCTCCGATTCAGGTTTGACCAGAACAACGGTTTCGTCTAAAAAGAATAAACTGCGTAGTTTATTCTATCTGGTAAATACGGTAAGAACAGAGGATTTCATTTCATGTCAGCAAGTGAGCGACAGACACGACTAGTAGTGGCGGAAGACTGGAAAAAGATTTACCAGTCTTTTCGCAATG